GAAGATTACGACCCGCTTCTGACGCTGTCGTCAAATTCATTTTTGCAAAGTCTTCAAGAGATACACCGGCTTGCGTAATTGCACGCTCAAGGCCAATATCATCAACTTCATCAATTGATGTCAATACACGATAGATGGCATCGCTAATCTTTTGATCTGGAGCACCCGTATATCCAAATGCCTCAGGATTTTGTTTAAGAATATTAAGAGCAACACGAGTCGATGTTTTAACAAACTCATTTTTAATCTTTGAGTCTGTCAAAGCAGTGGCAGGATCGTATTCGTTTAGAAGCTGTCGTCCCTGATCCTTTATCAACTGACTAACCGTCGCATCAAAATCAGCATTAAGAGCTTTTGAAATCTCTTTTTCTGCCGTTGTCTGCGGCGCATCAATATCTTTTGGAATCTCAATGTTGCGTCGTTTGAGTTCTTTATCAATCAGTTCGCCACGATCAACAAGCCTCGGTTTGGTGGTTGCAGCAACGCCAACGCCCGAAAGAGTTGATGCAATAGCAGCAGAAACGCCAACTCGCACCCAATTAATATCGGTGTCGATGATTGGCTTTCCGTTTTGATCAAACAGCACATTGCCTTCTTCGTCAGTTTTATATTCTTCTTCTTTAAGGCGAACTTCTTCAGGAACCGTTTCGCCCAGATCATAAATAAGCCGACGAGCTTCAATGTCCCCACGTTGAGATTGAATGTTTGAGGCAGCGGCAGCGGCAGTTTCACCAACAATAGATGTGCCAATACCAGCCCGAGTCGCTTTCTTTTCAATTGCAGCTTTGGCTGCTTGACGCCCCGGCTCAATCGCTGCTAGTGTAGACTTGGCAAAAGCTTTTCCGGCAGGGGTCTTAGCCGTTTCCAATGCTGTTCTAGCGGCAGTCTGCTCCGCAGCAGTTCTAGCCGCAAGCGCTTTAACACCGGCACGCGCAGTAGCAGCCGTTGCAATTTTACCGGCACCAAATCCAAGATATGACGACGGAGAAAGACCAACAGCCGCAGCATAGTCAATGAAGGCTGATCCAATTTTTGGAGAATCTTCAGCTTCGTTGAAAAGGCGAAGACCGGCAGCAAGATCACGAGCAGTATCGGTCTGTGAATTCTTCAAAGAATTAACTAACGAAATAATACTGACGTCGTTCGTTGTTGCCCATCGCTGTTGGGTATAGAAACGCTCAACAAAGTCCGCCTTTGTTTCTTTTTGCGGATTAAATGTCGGCTCACCATACGCCTTCATTGTCTTGTTTGCAATGTTAAACAAGTCATCGCGATTGACAATGTCGGTATATTTGACTTTCTTCTCTGGCTCACCGGGAACTTCTGTCGTTCCACCAAATTCAGCGCCAACACCAAGCGGCATGCCGGTATCAGCAATAGCAGTACGCTTCGGAGCGGCAGCGGCAAAGTCGGGCAAATCATCAATGGGTACCGCAGCCGACCTCACTTTTGACGGCTGCAATGATGAAGGAAGATCGTCGTCAGGAACTCGCATTACAGATATTCCCATTGTCCATTTCGATAGATTATATCTTTACCACTCTTTGATTTAGAGCGGGTTCCTTCTGCAACTGTACTGGGTATTGGCGCACCCTGTCCCGCACGACCTGTTCCCGATGTGGGTGTAGGCGCCGCTGTCGCAGCAGCAGGCGGCACAGGTGTGCGCTGTGCAGACGACGGCGTGCGTCCGGGTGTCGAAACAGTAGATGTTGATGGAGACTCAGTTTTTTTAGGAATTTGAATCCTGCTACCTTCGTCTCCGGGAAGAATTGGTTTGCCATCCTCTGAAAAATCTACTCCAAATGAGCTAAGAGCATTCCTAATGTTTCTATCTTTTACAGTCTTATTATTAGCCGCCATTTCCGCAATAACTTCTGGGTGCGAGAGTGCTGCCTTTGATCTAGCACGAAGAACCTCAAGTCGGAGTTGGGGATTTTCGTCTGTAACCTTCAAATCGGTATACTTTCCATCTGGTGTTTCGATTACTACTTCTGCAAAGCCTTTACCAATACGATCACCATACTGCAAAAGAACTTCGGATGCCGCCCGTGAATTCATTGTTGATTTCAGTACAGTTTCCGTTGGCATCTTATCATTGGGCTTACCCGACTTCTCATATCGAGCTTTGTCAAGCTGATAATTGTTGACATATGCCGTAGCTGTTTTTATTTGTTCTTCGCTGTATTTCTTATCCTTATTTGGATCGTATATAATCGCCATATATCGCTGCAACAATTGAGAGTGTTGTTGCTGCTCTGGATTCATCGACTTGAGGTTAGATACAGCCGTCTGATATGAATTATATCGAACTTTAGCAGCAATAGCTCGCTCATCTGTCTTGCCATACATGTCCTCGGCATCTGCCGCTTCTTTCAACAAAGACCTCAGCTTAACATCAGCATCTTCTTTCTCAGGCTTTTCCAATGCTTTATAATTAATAGTCGCAACAGGCTCCGGCCTTTTTACACGATCACGAGACTCGGCGCGAGCAACATCGCCCAATGTCATACCCCGCATGGAAGCAAGCTGTTCGAAGCGACGTTGTTCTTGAGCCTGCGAGGGGGCAAGAAGAGAGCGTCCTTCAGACGGCAAAAGCTTTGCAGGCTCACCGGCTGTGGGACGAGCAGTGACGCTGGCAATCAGTTCATCGGGGGTTTTGTAAAGAAGTTTATCTTTATTAACAGTAATTAGTTCTGTAGCATCTACTGGGATGCGAGAATCGCGTGCTTTCTTCAACGCCTCAAATGCCACTGGTGAAGTCAAATACGCAACCTGTAGTTGCGGATCGCTGACATTCATTTGAGAAAGTTGATCTTTACGAAGACGCAATTCTTCAATCAGCGCTTTTTCTTCTTCTTCTTGCCGTTGCTTCATAATCGACGCACGCTCAATGCGACCCTGCAAAGCAGCAGCAGAAAACTTACGCTCTTCTTCAATGCGAGTTGTAATGCCCTCGGCAGCACCGGCAGCAAATCCGGCAAGACTAAAGCCCATTATTTTTTCCTCCGAGTAACGATGCCACCAACTTCTTCCTTGACATCAGCCATCTTTGTTACGGATTCTTCTACGACTTTTCGCACAAGGTCGATAGGCATCGCACGTTGACTGTCGACATCGTCCTGATCAATGACGTATTTGATATCATGAATCTCAGCCAACGCAATCATCAATTCAACCAATATTGGTTTTACAAGCATTGCAGTATCAATGCTATGCAGTCCCTGCATTACACCAAGCTTAGTCAAACCATCAGCAATAGTAAGCAACGGGATGTCGCGCTGAATAGAAGCGATGAGATTTTTCATCATCTCAGACTCAGTAAATCGATCAGAATAGTAATCGACTACTTCATCAATGCTTACATATTGAGGAGGCTGTTCCCAAGGGGCATTACCGAGTTCACCGGTCAACGAAATGCCGGGAATCGGTTGATGCATAAAATTAGGCTCCATTTTTTGCCTTCACTTTCTGTGCAGTTTTACGAATTGTAGCAACATATGTGGCAATAATGTCAACGTAATCGCTATCCATTTCAACATTTTCTTTATCTTTTCGAGACATGATGCCTGTTGAAGACTTCGTCGGTTTACGATTCATCTTACTAATGCGATCTTCAACTTGTGCCATGAACTTTTTGTAATTCTGCATATTACGCCTTTAAGGTTTAAACGGGTTGAAAATATCGATGATGCTCTTACCGATTTCTGTTCCAATATCAATCAGTTTATCACCTGCCTTAGTTCCAAGGAACGATGCAAACGCTTGCCCGAGAGCAGCACTTGTTTTTGCATCAATTGCTTCACGATTAACGGTGGCTTGTAATACCGCCGTTGCCATTTCAGCAGCACGATCTTCGGCACGCTCATATGCGTCAAACACCATCTTCACTTGATCGCGATATAGCTGCACTTCGTTATTATATTGCGACATCGTCATGTTGTTCATCGCACGAGCATTCTCAAAGTTACCCGCATTGGTCGCAGCCGTATTTGACAAGCTGATTTGAGCCAACAACTGAGCATTGGCTTGATCAATGATGGTGCGATTCTTGACGTTAAATTCTTCGCGCTGAGCCTTTATCTGAGCATTAAACTGCGACATGGCATTTGTCTGCCCCGCATTGAATTGCTCCATTGCATTCTTCTGTGCCGCATTGAACTGAGACACTTGCGTTGTAATCTGCGCGTTAAATTGATCAGCCTGTAGTTGACTTGTTGCGTTAAACTGACGAGCAGCATTCTCTGCTGCCGCATCCGACAAGATTGATTGCGTCAACTCTTGCGCCTTGAACAATGCGACTTGTTGCTGATTGTTCATATTCGCAATGGACATCTGCAAGAAGTTCTGAGCATTGGCAACAGCCGCTTGTTGACGAGCGCTGAGATTTGCCGTTTCCATGTTGGCAATGGTGGCAGCATTTGCCATTACCGTTGCCTGTCGGTTACTCAAATTGGCAAGATCAACACTCTGGGCAAGACGGGCATTTTCCAAATAAACCTGCTGCTGAGCAGTGAAGTTCATGTTGGCAATGTCAGCAATCTTTGCCGCATTCAACACACGGGTTTGGAACGACTGATCAAACTCTTGTCCGAGGAACTGAGCACGCTGTTGTGCAGCCAACACAGCAACCTGTTGACGATTCGACAGATTCTGTGCTTCCATTTGCTGATACGCAGCAGCGTCGGCACTGGCAATGGGAATCGCAGACTCAAACGTAGCCTGAATAATCGCTTGTCCTGCCATGCTAGAGGCACCAAGACCACGTGCTGACAGGGCTGCTGTTGCAGCGCGAACAGCACCTGCTGCCCACGGAGGAGGATTGCGCGTGTCGAAGTCAGCAGTGAGCTTAGCAAGCTGACCTTGCACCGTCATCTCTTCCGTGACCTTACCCTGTGCAGCTTGTGTTTGTGCTATGGCTTGTTCAACGCGCTGTTGATCAACAGTTGTTCCGGCAACAAGCTCACCGGCTTGTAACGTACGTTGTGCCTGTTGAACCTTCTGAGCTTGATCAAGCTGCTGCGCCTGTGCCATAGCCGCTTGCTTTTGCTCGGCTGTAAGTTGTGCAGCTTCAATTGTCGGGGCTTGACCTTGTGCTGCTGTCAACGGTGCCAACGCCTGTTGCACTGCTTGTTGTGTTTGAGCAGCAGTGACTTGTGTAGGCTTAACAGCGGCAGGAGCAGTAACAGCGGGTGCTGCCTGTGCTGTAGTTACAGCGGCAGTTGGTGCTTCACCGGCAACATACTTTTGCGCGTCGAGCTTCATCTCCGGTGTAAATTCTGTCTGTGCCGCTGTTACTTGTGACACAGCACCCGCAACGGGGCGACCAATTTCATCGTACTGTTGACCCGAAGTGCCACCAGTTCCGATATTGTTTACGACGTCAGTAATAAAATTCGACGATGCAGGACTCGGTGCAGGTGCAGGCGTTCGGTTCGATGCCGGTGCAGGTGCAGGCGTCTTCGGTGCAGATCTACGCGCAGCAGCAATTTCTTGTAAAGTTTTCCAATTTTCATCCGTCTGTGGGCCAACCGCCGCTCGAATCTGAGCGTCGGTGTATCCTTGAGAAATGAGACTATTATAATAGTCGGCTTTTTCTTGCGGAGTTTTACTACTAATAGTGGGATCAATGGTTAATCCAGATGCTGGTGCAGGCGTGGGTGCCGGTGCAACGCTTGTGCGATCAACATATCCTGCTGATACTAAAGCAGCCAATCCATCGCTACCGGCTACATTTTCAATGGTTGTAGACGATACATTGTTTTGAGAAAGCCAGTTTGCCTTTTCTGTGCCAGACAGGCTAAACCAATTGCTTGGCAGATTTACGCCCTGTTGACGAGCAGCGTTAAATACGTTTGCCTCTTCTGCATCTCTTTCAGTAAATTCACCTGTCGTTGCCGCCGGTGCCGGTGCCGGTGCTGGCGCTGGTGCTGGTGCCGGTGCTGGTGCTGGCGCTGGTGCTGGTGCCGGTGCTGGCGCTGGTGCCGGTGCTGCTTTTGATTTTCGCCCAGCAGCTATTTGTTGAAGCATGCTCCAATTTTCATCGGTTTGTTGACCGGCGGCTGTTCGAATATCAGCGTCGCTATATCCCTGACCAATATATTGATTATATAGATCTGCTTTTTGTTCAGGAGTGTATGAGCCAACATCAGAGGGCAACGTCAAACCACCGGCTTGATATTTTTTCACCATGCCGCCCTTTGCCATGTATTTATCAGCAACCATGCCATACTTCATGGCGAGCGCAGGCGAGCTTTGCAAAAACTCATCAAAGCCCTGCATGGGGCCGTCGTAGCCAAGCTTACGGGCTACGATTTCTTTTTGCTTTGCTGTGAAGTTTTTACTCATACTGTTCTCGGTGAAGTGAGTGCATCGTTGATGTAGGGCATTAGCGACGGATTATCTCTCAGAAGAGCAATGAGTCCGGCAACTACGCAAAACACTTGCCGTTCTGTCATCTCAAGCTGAAAGATTTCATCGATGACGTGAACAGCTTCATGAATCAGTGTATCACATTCTAGAAGCTTTTGTTGTCCTGCCCTAAGAGAAATGACGCTTGTTTCAAAGTCTACACCACCATCTTGATCTTCATATTCTTGCAGCTTTACCACATCGTATTCGCGACCTATGATCTTCAAGACTGTTGGCGTATTCATGTCTTACCCTTTTCGAACTTCTTTATATATCTGATAAACCTTATGACCAATCATAATGACAGTATAGATGAGTGTCGCCCAAACAAGAATCTCTGAAACCGGATAACCGGCAAGTGTGGCAATCGACACTGTCGCAGGTGGCGCAGCCTTAGCCGCAATCATTGCTCCAGATTCGGTGGCTTGTTGGGCGGTTTCCATAGTCATTTTAGTAGCTCTGCTTCTGCTTGTCTTCGCAGTGTTAGTCCCCTCAAGACTCTACCTGCGGCTTTATTCCACTTAACGATCTCTTCTTGAGCACCTGCCCAATCCTCAGCATCAACGCGCTTTTTAAGCGTACTAATCCGATAATTGCCAAGGCCACAGTTATATGCGAAAGAGATGATTGCGGCAAGGCGACGAGGGGGTTGTTTTGCCAAAATTGGCGAAAGTTTCAACACCCCTGTAGCAAAGTGTATTAAATGAGCGTCTAATTCTTCTTGTGCCTTCTGTTCTGTCCAGACAGTGCCGGGAACAATATCGGGGCCGGTACAGCCCCATCCAATCGTCCACGGGTGTCCACCTGTTCCGGGGTCTGGATAGGCTGTACAGTCGCCATTGGGAAGACGCTTGGCATAGCCCTCGAAGGGCTTCACCAATACGTCTCCCGCAATTTTGATGGCTTCTTTCATTTCCAAGTATTTCTTTTCGAACAATTTTCAGATGCTGAAATCACTTGAAGATTCCAAGGGACGTGCAATCCGCTGACAGTTTTTCCACAGAGCGGGACAATGTGATCGACATGCCATTTGATTCCGGTTATTTCCGATCTTATCTTTGCAATGTGGTATGCCTCTTCCATCATCCATTTTTCATCTTCTGTTAACCAAGCGGGACAGGCTTGTATTTTTTTAGTGTAACGCATCATGCAGTTTGCGTTGTGTCTTTCTGCGTTCTTTTTCTTCCACTGAGCACTTCTAGCCTTTGCTGCATCTGGATTATTTAGATAATTTGTTCTCGCCTTTTGAGAGATTTGTTCCTTATTCTCTAAATAATACTGCCTTTTCTTTTCTTTTAAGCGCCCTTCATTAATCAGTCGATATCTTCGATCAGCGTCAGCCTTAGCTTTTTTCTTTTCTTCTTGAGTAAAATATATCTTTTTCACATCTTTGACTCTCGTTTTTCGATTGAGCGACCAACGAAAAAGAATGACAAAATCATCATCAACATTGCAAAGTCATCGGGAGTCCAAATCTCTTGCATTATTTGAATGGCAGGCAATCCGCTATTTACAGCATAAGTAATCGTTACAACTTTAACAGCGGTGTACAATCCAAACATCAGCCATGTGATACCGGGACGAACAAGCGCTGATACGCTTGCAACCCACTTGTATGCTTTGCTATCAGCTTGCGATTGTTGCTTAAAAGCTTCACCAATTGCGTCAAGCTGATGAACGCTATAATCAACATATTTCTCTTCCATTCGATATTCGCCACGAATCTTTTCCAGATCCGTTTGAAGAGTAAACATTTTCAGTTCGTGGCTACGCTCATTTCCCTTGTCAAGAAACTTCAACACTTCAGGAGCAAGTCGGAACAAGCCGCCAAAGATACTACCGAGTAAACCACCACCTAGCAATTCAAACATATCAAGCTCCTAAAGCAATAAAGAACAACAAAGCGCCGATGCCACCGACACCCAATGACACGTAAAACAAAGCCATCATCACTGCCAAAATCGCAGCAGACGACAGCACAATGGCAAGCTGTAGCGCCATAGCCGAGTATGAGAACCAAGGCGACTTAGTTTTGGCAGCGTCTCTAGCAGCCTCTGCTGCGCGTGCCTTAGCCTCGATTTCTTCCATATCGCTACGCAGACGAACTACTTCGTCTTTAGAGCCTGCAACTTCATGGATGGTGGCTCTAACGTTCTTGGTGCCGTACCACGTCCACAGGTTGTTAGCGGCTATGGTGTTATTAAGTACAGCAGATGAGTTTCGTCCGGCAAAGTAATTTGTAATAGCAAGGCATAAAGCAAAGATGCTAATGCTAATCGCAGCAAGTGCTTTGACATACGCTTCCTTTTCAGAGCGAGTAGCGTTTGCAGGAGGTCGTTTGAAACTCATTGTTGTACGCTGTTAATAATGTAGTAGCCAACAGCAATAATCGCTGTTAACAAAAATGCAATAGCTGCGCCATATTTAACGTTGAGCATAAATGCCTGCTGTCGCAGTCGATGCTCGCGCTCTTTCTTCTCACGCTCTTTCTTGAGGCGAATACGCTCCATGATCATTTCGTTGTAGACATTCTCACCGTAGTGAGCAATGATCAAGATCTTCAGTTCGTATTCTTGTTTTATCAGCGCCTGCTTATGCATAGTGATTTGCAAAGCTTCTTGCTCAACACTATCGTCATGAAGCAGGCGCTTAAAAACAGAAGGCTTCTTGGTGGCCTTTTCATTGGCAAGGCGATTGAAGTCGCCAAAAGCTCCGTACCATTTACCAATTTGACCGGCAACGTCCTGTATCTCGCGACCAGTGGCTACGAGCCTTTTGACAGCGCCAAAAGCAGCATTAGCTGCCGATACCGCTGCCAAAATGCCCGTAATAGGTTCCATTACTGAACCGGAGTTTCGCCTTGAGCGACTTCAGGCACCGGCACTTGCGGGGTTGCTTGAGCTTGAATTTCAGCCACAAGCGGATACACTTCAGTATACGGACGTGATCCGAGATATTGAAGAATAGCGTTGACTAGAGGTAGAGTCAGCTTGATTTCAGTTTTGTCGTTCATAAAAGTTCCTTTTAGATGCTCCCCCAAGGCAAACCGTTTGCCATCGGCGGGTTAGCCATTATAGCCAATTGTGCATCCAATGCATCTTCTTTTGCGGCAACACCTTCTTCGCTCCACTTCTCTGTTAGCCAACCCTTGACAATTTGTTCTGTCAAATCGCCATAGGGCACTGTGGCTTGTCCGTCAGCAAATGACTCGGTGCCGTAGGCAGAAGCGGTGTGCTCGCCTTGCGTCTTTGTCACTGTCCAATGCACAACGGTTACAAAGCCGTCAGTGGTACGTCGTTCCATTGTGTTAATGATGATGTTCATGATTTTCCTTTCTTAAAGAACAAGTTACTCTGGTTTAGTGAGCCAATTTACAGTCCAAGGGAAGCCGGTCAGCGTCCACAGTACGTTCACCACGAACCCCGGCTCAGGGGTGTTGAGGGTGTACATCTGATCAACAGTCCAGTTAAAAGTCGTAGCCATTTTCAGTTCCTTTCTTACTTGGCTTCAAGTTGCGTGATGAGCGCAGTATGCAAATTGACCGTAGTGAAGGCTGCGGCCTTCTTCGGCAACAAGTGCAGCCAACTCAAGATCATCGTAGTAGCCGAGCGACTTGTTCTTATTGTTCAGGCCAACCCGAACCGCCCACTTGCCTGTTTTTTTGTGCCAAGTGACGCCGCGATAGCCGGACGCATTCCGCTGTTGGCGCTTGTTGTACTGGTTCTGGCTGCGGGTGACTGAGCGC